CTCGTCGGCCGCGAGAAGTACCGGACGTACAGCCGGATCCTGGCGAACGTCTCAGTCGTCAGCGCCTCCGTGCGCCACTTCGTGAACCTCTGCGGCAAGGCTACGTGGACCTTCGAGCCCGCCGAGCACGCTCGGGGCCATGAGCTCGCCGAGGCGATCGAGGGCATGCTGACTCAGGACCCGGCGACCTCATGGAGCCGGATCGTCCAGCGCGCGGCGATGTATCGCTACTACGGCTTCAGCGTCCAGGAGTGGACGGCCCGCCGCCGCAGCGACGGGCAGATCACGCTCGCCGATGTCGCTCCCCGCGCCCAGCTGACCATCGAGCGCTGGGACGCGAACACCGACGGCTCGGTCAACGGCATGGCCCAGCGTGACGTGCAGACGGGCCAGGAGCTCTACCTGCCGCGATCCAAGTGCGTGTACGTCGTCGACGACTCGCTCCACGACAGCCCAGAAGGCCTCGGCCTGTTCCGGCACATCGTGGGCGCCGCGCAGCGCCTCGAGCGCTTCGAGCAGCTCGAAGGCTTCGGCTTCGAGACCGACCTCCGCGGCATCCCCGTTGGGCGCGCGCCCTACGAGGAGCTCCGCCAGCAGGTCGCCTCGGGCCAGATGACCGTCCAGGACGTCGCCAAGGCCGTCGCACCGATCGAGACCTTCACGGCGTCGCACGTGCGCACCGCCCAGCTGGGCCTTCAGCTCGACTCCGCGGTCTACGAGTCCGAGGACGACGCTGCGACGCCCTCGAGCAACCCGAAGTACAGCATGGAGCTGCTCGACAGCAGCTCCACCAGCCTGCCGGACCTGGCCAAGACGATCGATCGGCTCAACCGGGAGATCGCCCGCACACTCGGCACCGAGGTGCTCCTGCTCGGCGACGGCGACCGTGGCTCCTACGCCCTGAGCCAGGACAAGACGCAGCAGCTGTCCATGCAGGTCGACGCCACGCTCGCGGCCCTCGCCGACGCCTTCCGCCGCGATCTCGTGGAGCCGCTGTGCAAGCTCAACGGCTGGCCGCTCGAGGCGATGCCCCGGCTGGTGCCCGAGGCTGTGCAGTACCGCGACCCTGAGCAGCTGGCCGCGGTGCTGAGAGAGCTCGCCGCAGCCGGGCACATGGTCGACGCTCACGACCCGGCCGTCGCCGAGGTACGCGCGCTCGCCGG